CTTCCATTGCCGCCTGGCTTTTGTACGCTGTGGGTAGCGTCAAACACCAGAGGACAGTCAAAGTTATCAAGCATATACTGCATACCAGTATAGTCCACGACCAAAGTATTATATCCAAAGCTAGTACCTCTCTCTGTAATCCATACCTCACGGGCATCTTCACACTTACTTAGTATACCTGCAACGTCCCACGGCGCAAGGAACTGACCTTTTTTGATATTAACAATAGCACCTGTATCACATGCTGCTTGTATCAAATCTGTTTGTCTACACAAGAAAGCAGGTATCTGTATGACATCTACAATACCCTTTAACCAAACTAATTGTTCTTTTTCGTGTACGTCTGTAACTGTCTTTACACCTAATAAGTCTTTGAGTGCAAGTATATCGTGAATGAAAGGATGTAACCCAACGCCTCGTTTTCCGTTTACGCTTGTGCGATTAGCTTTGTCAAAACTTGCTTTGAAGTAATAGTCAATACCATACTTGTCGCATACACGTTTACACTCTTTGGCAATCTCTGCACTTTGTGCTAATGTTTCGTGTTGACACGGTCCTGCAATAATTCTCATTTTTCGTCCTTTACTATGTAATACGTTGTGACTAACTGATCTAGCATTTTTTCTAACGTAGGATGTTCTTTTGCTAGTCTACATAAATCTTGCCAGTCACTGTAATGTAACATGTCACCTTGTGCTCTTGCTACACCTGCTGGGTCGCCGCCGATGATCCAACGGGCTATAGTATTGTGCGGAGGGTCACGATAACGAGCATACACAACACCGTCGGCACGCTCGTATATTAATGCTTCGCCTGGAATCATCTTAGTCAACTTCTGTACCGCTTGTACGACGAACAATGTCATTGTGATTAAATTCAGCCCAGTATAGTTCAAATGCTACACCGTCTTCTAGTCCTTCGAACTGATGAATCTTGCCTGGCTTCACTTGAGTAAAGTCGCCAGCTTCGAGAATAGTTTCGTCAACTAGTCCTTGATCATCTTGCCATACCCGAACAAGCATCTTGCCCGACTCAACAAAGAAGCCATTCCATTTAAATTCGTGTTCGTGTTCTGAACATTTAAATCCTGCTTTGTATTCGATACGGTGAAACTCTAGTACACCGTTTGCATGAATGAGCTCCGTAGCCCCCCATACCTTACCTGCTTTAATTCCCATGTTGTTTCCTTTACATTAACAAACTATATTCTATTACTTCGCATTGACGACTGATATCTTTTACAAAATATGCACATAACGGATTTTTTCCTTCTCTAATTGGTACACTTAGTAGTTGTCCGTTTTTCATTTTAGGAAAGTACCATTTTACTTCTGTATAGAAATTTGTAATTTTAATTTCAGCAAACTCTGTTTTAAAACTACTTAGGGGATTAAACAAAAATGTTTCAAATCCTCTATCGTTAATACTAGTTAGTGGTAGTACTTCTAGATCCATTCCGCTTTCTGAACATCCTACTGCAATGCTCCAATCAACTGGCATTGTTACTTCGTGGCCGCCTATGTCTAGTACCATTGCTGGTGCACTAAAACTTTCCAAGAAAATTAACGGTACAAAGAAAAAGTCAGGGTTTTTAGGATCACTATTATCTAGTACACTAAATCGTACATCATCTTCGATTTGCTCCGGCAAATCGTCTAGGTTAAAACACTTGTTATCTAACGTTAATATTCTCATTTAATTCCAATCCACTTTTTCGATAGTAAAGGGATACTCTGCCTCTTTGTAAAATTTCTTACGTTGAGTTAGATGTCGCTTCGCAAACTTACAAGTGCTTGTAAGATCCCATATTTGTACGAAGTCTTTGTCTTTTGCCTTTCTTACGCCTCTACCAATTGATTGGATTACTCTAACAAAACTCTTACCAGGTTCAAGTAGTACAAGATTAAAGATACGTGGAATGTTTAGTCCAACAGCCGCAACACCGTATGTAGCAATAATTACTTCATTAGTGCCTTCGCGGATTGTGTCATATGTTTCTTTCCTGTCTTTAACTTTAACACTTCCGCTAATGAAAGTGCTGTTGGGTATAAGTTCTGCTAATGTTTCGCCTGCACTAATCCTGTCTACTAGGATTAGAGTATTGCCTGATTGAGATACTGTGTTCATCATCTTGCCAATGTATTCTAAACGTGCTGTATCTGATGTTAGATACTTTAGTTCGCTTTGGTAATCACGATGCACAACTGTATCAATTAATTGTACTACGTTAACATGACATGTCGACAGCACACCTTTGTCTTGTAGTTCCTTTGCTGTGATTGCTCCGACTACAGGGCCCAAGCTAGCATGAATACTTTCGAACTCAAACTTCTCTCTTGGCACTGTGCCAGTTAGTCCCCAGCGAATAGGAGCGTTACGTAGGTTGCGAGTAAGCAAGTTTTTAAGAACTTCTGCTTTCGCCATGTGTACTTCGTCAACAATAACAGTGCTTACACCTTCTAAAAACTCTGCCAGTGACAACACTGCTGAGCCATCTTTATGCTTCTTGTCCAAGATATTCAAGGATTGCCAAGTGCATATTGTGTGAGTCTTACCTAGTTGCTTTCTGTCTCCAAAGTACACCCCTACGTCTAATCCACAGTTGATATAGTCTTCTTCTGTCTGCTCAACCAAGCTTTTGTTAGGTACAATAACCAAACTACGCCCGTAAGGTTCACTGATGTGTGATAACGTAGCAGTTGTAATTGTCTTGCCTGCGCCTGTAGCAATTTGCTGTAGACTCTGTGGATTAGAAATAAAATTGTTGATTGCCTCAACTTGATAGTCACGAAGAATAATATCTTCGCCTTCTGCTGGATGACCTTCTGGCCAAACAACACCTTGATCTGCCCAGTAGCGTTCTGTTACTGGTTTAAATTCTAATTTAATAGGATGACGTCTATCTTCAATGTCTACAATCTGTACATTGTTCTTTGCTAGTACTTCACTAACAACATCAAGGTGATTGACGTATCCTGTGCCACCAATGCCAAAGAAAGCAACTTTGCCATCCCACCGACCTAGTTTATACTGTGGCATGTGTTTTGCATACGGCACTTCAAACTTTAGTGCATTTGCAAGTTTACGTCGAATGTCAACTTCAAGACCTTCTAACTTGATGTTTACTTCGTCTTCAATTATTAGTTTACAACTAGCCATAGTATCTTGAATGTCTCCTAAATGGACTCATGTGTTCTTCTCTATATATAATTAAGTCACAGTTAAATGAAACATAACTATTCACATAACGGTCCATTGCACTTGAAAAACAAAATGCAGCACTAGGCTTCCATTCATTGTTTACAAGCAACTTTGGTAACTTACTCTTATTAATATACACTATCTTTGTAGTGTTGTCAACCCAATTGTTTAATTTTCTGTCCTTAATCAATTGGTTAAAGCCTGCATCTTTATCTTCTAAACGAAACAGTACACTCTGTTCTTCTGGATTTAAAATATCTCTGTAATGGTTTGCAAACTCATACAACTGATCTTCTGCATTGTTTTCTTCTAAAATTACTAGCATAGGAAATCTGTTTAGATTCCATAATGCATTTAGTACTTCGCTCGATGTTTCTGCACTGGGCTTGCTTTGATATTGTGCATCTTTACGATGTGCAATTTTCTGTGCAAGTGTATTATTAGGAATAACATCTGTTAAATCAAATCCATATCTAAATCTGCGATCAAAGAATTGTGTTAACGAATTGTTATTCAGTTCGCCAAGTTCATTTTGAATAGCAGGCATTAGAGCAGGATTAACATTCAATAAATTCTTATCTAAAAATCCACTCAAATATTCTTGTGGATTATTATGAACAGTTTTTATATTGTCGTACAACTCTACAAGTTCTCTGTCTATTTCAAATTCTTTATTGTTAAATCTGTCTAACAAATTTAATATATTGATTTCGTTACATTCAAAATAATGAGTGTGTGATCCTTTTTCATGACGATAATTATCTTGTGCCGTGTTTGCAACTTCCTGCACCAACATTATCTCAGTTTTTCTAAAAGGAAATCTTATTTTGATTTCGTTGTCCGCAAGTTTGATATATTTACTGCGATCAATATGACGCAAGGGTTGACGCAATTGATTAACTGCATAATCAAAGTCCCAATCTAAATTAATAAATTGATCTCTGTACTTTTGCAATTTTTCATGCATAAGCGCAGACTGTCTGTCAGTTAAAGCTGTGCCTTTAAAAACTTGTCTTGCAATACTATTGATAATAGTTGCATCAGTTTTCTCGACAGTGAATTCAACAGGTGCTTGGCGCAAGCCTGTGAGATACTCTAAGCAATCTTCTAAGTTTATAATCATACATGTAGTATAACTTAAATTAACTTATCTGTCAATCGTTTTAGTGGAATGCCTTGTGCAATTTCGTCTACTGTGTATTCAGTGTATGCGTAGTTGTTGAGCCATTCTGTTCTGTCTGGCATAATTGGCTGTTCAATGTCGTGCAAGAAGTCAATGTCATTGCCCACATCATAAGCGAGACTATGAGTACTAACAAAACTAGGTACACCGGCCATAACAGAATGTATGCCAGGATTACTGCTATAGCTAATAGTACAATGAACGTTATTGAAGCCCATATCAAAGTCGTCATAAGTGTTAGTAACATGTTGTGGTTCCTGTCTGTATACGTGTTTGAGTCCGCGTTCTATATGGGGCAGTCTGCAACGTGGATGTGGGCGGAATATAATAGGACGGTCTGTGTGCTTGCGTATTTCGTCGTATGTCTGAAGAAACCAATTGCTCATGCGTGGCATATTTTTCCACTGCAAACTTTTATCATGCTGTCCGCATATTAGAATATACTCGCCGTCTGTGCGCCACGGCTTTACTTTGAGTTCAAGTAAATCACTACGGCTACTGTCGTGGCCCATATAATCGCCAAAGTAAGCATCTCTATTAATACCATTCAATCCTACCTTCCAAGTCGTTCCCCTCTTGATTCCGCCTACTTCTAATACTATAGTAGGCTTGTCTTGATTCCATACAGCTTCGTTCCTAGCCATTCGACCATTCCAAAGAACACTCCAAATAACATTAACGTCAGCGCTAATATCATTATAAAGAACATCATGCCCAGCATCCACAAGACTGTTATCAAAGGCATCAAAAACTGGTCTACTGTTAAGCGCACCGTTGTGTGTCCATAAACTAAACTTCATTCCAATATGCTTCTGTCCGTTTAACCATAATATCTTTTTTAAGACTTCTGCCTGTGTCTTTGCGTCCGCCTTTCATGTGATCAATCCATTTGCCTAGTGGTCCGTTGATCAAAGGATGTCCGCCTCCTCCACTCTTAGCTTCGCGCAAATACATGTCTGCGCTATAATCATGTGATGGAAATTCCTTATACTTTTTTAGTATCTCACCAAAGATGTAACTGTCGTGCCATTCATCTAGCAAGAACATTCCGTTCTCTGCATCTTCATACATGCGTTCAAACTCTTTGAGGAACTCGTGGCACACAGGATGATTTAAGTTTAATCCGTAGAAGCCGCACTCTGGCCATGTCTGTGATCCTTTGCCTCTACCTACATATGTAATGTATGCATTGTTAGGAAGTAGTTCTATAAAGTCTTCGTAACTCCAATCACTATGTACAAACGTATCAGCATCCATCCACACACACCAGTCCTTAGAGCGCTGTACAGCGTCATACACAGCGTATGTCTTGTTAGCGAACCGTATAGCATCCCACTTAAAAGCCTTGTTCCAATCCTTGCGTTTGCTGCGCACAGGGTCTTTGCTAATGTCGCCATTGGCTTTAGGAACATTGCCCCACTTGTCTTTGAACGCATTTAGTTTAGGCAATGCTACATGCGCATCTAATATTTCGATACGACTTGGATCTGGATTTACAGGTTTACAATCTTCTGCATATACAATTAGTTTGATACGCTTGTCTACTCTTGCAGCAAAGCTATCCAAGAATCGCTGTCCGTATTTTACTAATCCTGCTGGATGAAATGTTGTTACTACTGTTATTTGATTGCCCATTTTCTTAGGTGCCTCCATGCTGTTCCGTCTTTTAATTCGCCTAATGACCAATGCATTTGGGCCATTTTGTATATCCATTTTTCTCTGTCAAACTCTTTTAAGTTTTCAATATCCGACAAACTATGATGCGATACTTCCGCCGCCTGGCTATTTTTAGGATCTAATACTATTGTAGGCAATCCTTCTATCGCTGCTGCAACTGTCGGACTACTATTATAATTTATAACACAATAACAACTTTGGAAGTCTTGTAGTATATTTTGAGCGTGGCTTACACCTACATTTTTTAATCGATATCTAGCCAACTGCCTTTTATGATTTAAAATGTTTTTGTCGCCAGGATGAAATCTGACTATAATTGTTCTGTCACTATGTTTTCTAATTCGTTGTATAGTAGAAACAAGCCAAGGCATTAATGCTTTGCCGTCCATACTCCAGCCGCCGTCTCTTTGGCAACAAATTAAAATATTCTCATTTAACTTTCTCCACGGTTTTAATTTAATTCCCAACTGTTGACTAATATTTTGCCATCTTGCAGGATCAGGAGTATCATTGCAATATTCGCCTGTGCTTGGAAATATGCCGTCATAGCTGTAGCGTAGAAACTTTTTTGAATTACCTGGATCTGCGTATAAAAATAAATTACTATCTACAATAATACTACGTTTGTTGTCACGCTGTTGTTTTTCAAATACGTTTTTTCTTAGAGTTAAATGTTCGCCTTTTTTACTTCCAGGATGCACAAATCCTTGCACTACTGCTACGTCAGAGTCAACAGGAGTATAGTCACATACGATCTGACCTTTGTCTCCACTAGCCCAAACACCTTCAATAAAGTTTACAATAATTTGTGGTTTTTCTGGGTTTTTATTACCAGGAGGAATACCCATTAAGTAAGATGCTACGGTGATGGTCATACCTGTGTCTCCTGTAATATTTTCCATGCAATTCCATTTTTCATTTCTTCTTGTGTAAATTGAGAATAAGATAGATGTTTGAGAAAGTTAAACATCTCGTCTTCTGTAGGAATTTTAGGATTATTGATATTAGCAAGATCTGTTTCGCAAATCAGCTGTGCTGCATTTGGACCTAGTGTAATAGCAGGCTTGCCTTCTAATAGTGCTTCGGTGGCAGCGATACTATTATATGTAATCAAACAATGCACATTATCATGCAGAGCTTCTTGAATAGTACTATCAGTTACACGAGCACTTCTGCTAGGTTTCATTCTAATTTCTATAGGCCGGTCTGTTAGTGTTTCAATCTGTTTTACTAGATTAGATGTCCATTCTCGAGCAGTACCTTGTCCAAACAAATTCATTACCTTGTCGCTCGGCGGGCATACTAATATTTTGTCTCCAGTCGTAAACTTTTTATATATTTGATTCCATTGTCCAAGTTGTTGTGTAAGACGAGATTCGTTGCAGTTAGAAATTTGATTCATATTTTGCAGGGCATTATATGTGATTCGATGCCATATTTTATGTTTGCCATTTCCAAAATAACCAGTGTCGATGGCATAAAACGGCAGTCCGCTGGACCAACATCGTTTAATTGCTTTTTGACTTCCGCCGCCTAGGCCTCGTATAATTAAAGTATCTTCAATATCTTCTTCGATATTAAATTTATTAATGCCCATTAACATACTTCGTATAAAGTCGTCAAAATGCATTTGGTTTATAACAGAAGCTTGTATTTTTGCTACCTTACCCATTCATCATTTCCTGTAGTTCGTTTTTCCAAAGTCCGCTAAACTCGCAGTTTCTATAATTTTCAAACCACGGTCCGCCTTCTGTGTAGTGTATTAGTTTTGGTGTTTTGATATCGTCATACACACCTACCAAGTAGTTCCATGTATGGTCTAACTTGCCAATCTCTTCGTCTTTGAGCCAACTAAATCGATGGAAGTATGCACCGTTTAGTTCTGGATCGTTTACCATGTCTTGTGTAAGTCTAGCATTACTAGGGTGTGCGCAGTTAAACAGCACAACACTTGACCAGTTCTTGCGTGGATAAACTGTTTGTTTTTGTCCATCCATCTTCATACCTTCTTTAGGTGTGTAATCGTGTTGTACACACATAACAGCATACTTGTCGTCTGCTTGATCAAACAATTCTTTAATGTCAGTAGTAAGGATCATATCACAATCCATAAACACTGCCCATCCTTTAAAGTTGGCAAGTTCTGGTACAAGGAATCGTGTAAATGTAAATTCTGTACTTGCCAACTTATCCACAGGACGCTTGTACCAGCCTGCATCCCGTAGTTCTTTTTGTACAAGAGGACGTACATCAGCATCGGGTTGTTTTGCTAAAATACTATGCTTGCACACTTGGTATGCAATGTCTTCTCTTGGATCGTAACCTACAAATACTTTCATTAATCTCTTCTTTCAATATCTTCTTCGTAGCACACGCCCCATTGTATTTCGAGGATATGTGCGTTTTCTGTTCCCGGATTGCTTGCTTTATGCCAAACTTCCTTACCAATTTCATACGGACGAGAGTGCGATTCTAAGTGTGTAATATTTTGTATTGTATTATATTCAGTATCCATTTTAACAATACCTTGCAATACTTGCCACTGTTCCGAACGTTCGAAATGTTTTTGATCACTTAAACTTTTGCCTGGATAGATTACAAGTTCTTTTACTTTGTATCCTTTTTCTGGTACATCGTCGAGTACACGCCAATAGCCCCAGTCTCGCTCAGTCTTTTGTGTTTTCCACTCGTCAAGTATCCAACTGCTTGAATTAGCTTTATTACTGCCGCCTACTTTAAATTTAAATTCAACATCAGTATGTTCGCCGTATACTTTGTATTCAGGTGTGTTGGTGTTTATTCTATCACCACCGTTTGCAAACACAACACTCCAGCTAGTGCCTTTAGTTGACAGCACTTGCATAATAGCGTTACACGCACTATCATCGTCATCGTTAAATCCAATAACTTCGTCAACACATGCAAGTTCTTTAATGATTGCACAACGTTCTTCAAAGGGCATAAAGGGTCTACCTTTTTTGCGTGTAAGCCATTCATCTGAATTAACACCTACTACTAAGTGATCGCCTAGTTCTCGTGCTGATTTAAAATAGGCAATATGTCCTGAGTGCAGAGGATCAAAACCTCCTGTTACTAATACTACTCTGCCCATATTAATAATTTCTCAAAATAGCTACTTGCCTAGAGTCGTCAGATAATTCAACGTATTCTATATCATGCTCACTTTCTAATTCTTTAAGGAATTGTGCAACTTCTGGAATATACCAATCGTCGAATATAATAGCCTTACTGTTTTTAACCATAGTGTAGTCATGCTTAACTGTTTCATAACTGTGGCCGCCGTCGACATAGATAAAGTCATACGATACCGGCACTGTAAGGGTATCAGAAGTATATCCTTTAATTAATTCGTATTCAAATCTCCCTGCACTTCTTTTTTTAACTTTATTGAGCCATCGTTCGGCTTCGTTTTTATTGCCGAGGCCTTTTCCATTAATTTCATCATTTAAGCTTTCAGATAACGATATAGTATCAAATGCATCATAACCTGTATAGCTAATATTTTTTTCAGATATTTCTAAGGCATAATTTGCCATTTGAGTAGCTGTTCTTCCATCGTGAGTGCCAATTTCTGCAATAGAACATGGCTGGATCTCAGCCATCACTTGTTTAAATTTTTTAAAGTGCCAGGGCTTCATTATAATCTCCTACTTGATATTTATATACATACTTAATGCATAAATATAATTATGGAGCAACAAACAATTACGGATCCTTGTATTTTTACATCTGCCGACAGTGTATTTTTTAATACATACGGTATATCATTTATTAAAAGTTTTGCTTGCTTTAACCCAGCTACGGATATACATTTTCATATTATAGATCCACTGGATCAAGATATCGTATTATTAAAAAATCTTCCTTGTAATTATTCTGTTAGTTATACAGACGATAGTTTAAAATTAGAAACTATCAAAAATCTAAAAAAAGTATTGGAAAACAAAACTGACGAATTTTTAATTTCTGGACTAAATTCTGCTTTTAGGTTTTTAAAAGATCTTCCTACATTAGATGAGAAATTACATAAATTAGTACATGGGCAAAATTATAGATCTGGAAGATTTATCGAAATGAATAAATTATGGTCTGGCAAAAGTACTATACTGTGTTACGATGTAGACACAGTATGTACTGGGTCATTTGATTTAGAAAATGTAATAGAACAGTCTCAAGGTTGTCTTGATATAAAAGGAAGATTCGTAACTAGTCTTACTGCGTTTAAAAATGATTCGCAGTTATTAAGAGACTGGGGTACGCAACTAAATTATTATAAAACTAATAAAATTAGTTTTGGATTTATGGATCAAAATACATTTATTTCTTTATCCAAAAACTATCAAACACAAAGTATTACGAGAGAATACTGCAATCATTCTAAAGGAAAATCATTTGTAATAACTGGCAAGGGATCTAAAAAATTTGGCGCTGATTTTATGAAAGCTGTAGATAAATGGAAAATTTAATAGAACAAAAGCCCAGTGGGTTATGGTGGCCAAAAAAAGACACTAATTATAGAGACGGTCAGTTTGAAATTAAAAATCCTTTATTAATTTCAAAACATTGTAAAAATCATAATGTTGTTGTACAAGCAGGCGGCAGGTGCGGAACATACCCTATATTGTATTCTAAAATTTTTAATAAAGTTTACACATTTGAACCGGAAGCATTAAATTTTTATTGCTTAAAAAAGAACATTACGGAAGATAACATTGTTTTCAAGAACGCTTGTTTAGGAAACCAATCGAAGTTTGTAGATGTTAAATTACCAAAAAAAGCAACCGAAAAGAAAGGCATTAATGTAGGCACATATCAAGTTTCAGGAGAAGGAAATATTCCGATGATTCTTATTGACTCTATAGATTTAGAATTTTGTGATTTAATACATTTAGATATCGAAGGTTACGAAGGATATGCATTAGAAGGTGCGCTTAATACCATTAAAAAATTTCAACCTGTTATATGTTTAGAAGTAAACGGATTGGGCAAACAATTTAATTATCCTAAGAATAAAATACTCGACTTATTAAATTCGTTAAATTACAAATACGTAGAAACTATCGAGGCTGATATGTTATTTGTTTACAACAGCTAACAATTGACTATGTACATTATCTGACACTGTGTCTAGTATATTATCGCCTGATAAGTATTTTTTGTAAGTTTTTGTAGTACCAAATTCTAAATCTAAATTAAACATACTTGCAAAATCATTCCATTTAAAATATTGTATAGGATATCTAACCGGATCGATACTTATAGGTGCCCATGGTATTCTTAGTATATCTGCACATATTGCACCATGCATTGCTTCTGCTAAAATTACCTTACACTTGCTAACCTTAATAATAAATTCATCGATAGGCAAAGTTGGAGATATAATATTATCTCCTTGTAATACTGTATTGTTTACATAATGCGGAATAATGCCTATTTCGTATTCTTTGTATTCTGTTTGAAAATTTTGTATGTATTCTTTTAAAAAATACGCAGTATCTCCTACTGCCAGAGAAGGATCCAAGTTTAAATAGTGTGCTGTTAACTTTCCCCTTACAAATTTGTAATTTAACGGAATAGTTGGCTTGCGTACACCATCTGCACCAGACCCAAGTACTGTTACTGGCGATTTGACTTTGTGCGATAGTAATGTGCCAAGGCCTAATGCTGTATCTTCTTTAAGATCAAATAAATTTGGTTTTTTGTAGGGAATACATTGTTCAATTCCTAGACTTTGAAATATTATATCATTAAGTTTATCGCCAAAATTATTTCCAGGCCATTTTAAATAAGATGTAATCATGAAGATAGTCGTCCTGTATTAGTATGAGAACCGCCGTATCTGTTGGATAAACCTTTTGGGTTTAACATAACAATACTAGGCGTGACATACTTCATATCGCAGTATAATAAATTTGGTTGAACATCAGCTGGCAATATTCCATGTTGTATAGTTGCACTGATTAATTTGCTAGCACCTGAAGGCTTAATAATATATCCGAATGCACCTTTGATATGATTATTGTTAATATACTTAAAGTGATGCTTGTGTTTAGTTTTTGTATTTTCTACAATACTTTTAATTTCTATCTTATTATTTTCTTCTAATTTAATTTGCTTTAAATATTCGCTACCATTAGATGATAACCCAAGATGTGTATGTCTAGTGTAATCTAAATTTAGATAATCATCAAATTTGGATAATATGTCATCTGGGAGTTTTTTAGTAAAGATTGCATCGTATTCTAATACTCCTATAGGAATATTTCTTTCGCTAGACATTTTCCATAAAAAATAATGAGATAAAAAACATCCTAGTACTCCTTTACCACGACGTGTAATTTTATGTGATCCAGCGGGATTTACAAATAATTTTTCTTTATCAATGATATTATCGATATTTTCATATATGCCATTGTACGGAATTACATTTATGCCATATTGCTTTCCAGATTCGATTGCATCGTTAACTGGTTCCTGAGTCTCTTTATCGCCTTGTTTATGTATACAATAAAAATCTATCATAAGCTTGCATCTTCCATTCCTGCTACACGTAGTTTAACCACGTTTGTAATCTGCCATTGCTTTTGATCAAGACCCTTTAGTAGACCTAGCCATTTGTTGCGCATTAGTGCAAACTCATTAATAATCTTTTCATAGTCAACAACATCTGCCTCACCGTCAACGTATTTTTCAACGTCACGGCTTGACAGAGCTCGTTGATAGTTTTCAAGATATTTCTTAAAGTACGAGCTGCGCAACCTACGCAGCTCGATGTTTAAGTAGTTGAGAATTGCTTCAATCTCTTGAAGCTGATTGAAACGATGTTCAACAATGCCTGGCATTTCTGCGGCAGCACGTTCAACATTGCCTTTGAGTTTAACTTCGACGCGAGCATTAACTAGCTCATCTTCGAAGAACTGTACAGCACCAGGAATCTTACTAATGTCACGAGATACCTCGCTATACCATCCCATTATTCGTCCCAATCCTCGTCGTCATCGTCCACATTATCTAAATCTAGATAGTAGCTAATTGCTTCATCTAGATAAGAATCTGTACCAATAACTTCCTTAAAAGTTTCATCACTAACACCGTAGTCTGCTAATAAATCAACATACTTTTCGGCAACAAGTTCCATTTGTTTCTTGTCTGTATATTCTTTAAACATTGTCCAGATGTCACTGATGTGTTCTTCATTCATTTGTAGTTGCTTCCTCAATTTGATCAACAGTTGCTTCTTCATCGTCAACTTCATCGGTATTTACCACAGGAGTCATTTTTTCCTCGTATTCCGACATAATCAAATCAAGTTTATCGCCTTGCATCCAAGCCTTGCGATATTCAAGAACTTCTTCGCCTGCAAGATTTACATACTTGAGTCGATTGCCTTGCTTTGTCAACAAGCCTTTCTTCTCAAACAATTCAATAAGACCACTGTACGGATTCATACCAGTTTCATAAGGAATCTTAACCTGCACACCTTCGAACGGTTTAGCATAGCGTGTTTTCATTACTTTACAACCAGCACGGATACCCATAACATCTGAGATCTTATTACCTGCTTCGTCTTCTTTTAGTTTCAGCTTCTTCATTGCAACAACAATACTTGATGCATAGATAAAGCCTGAACCACCACTAATCTTGTCATCTGGGTCAAACATATCTTGCGATGCGTATGTGTGGTTAGTACATACTAGTCCAACGTTCAATGAGCCGATCATGTTAACTGTGTTACGAACAAGTGAAGTCAATGCTTTAGGCTTACGACCCATATCACCTTTCATATCACCCTTGTTAAACTGATCAACATCAGTAGGTGTTAGCAACATGCCCAAGCTGTCAATTACAAACAATACTTTAGGACGGTCTTCTTCGTCCATTGCTTTAAAGTCTGTAATAAATGTTGAGATAGTTTTTGCTACATCATCGATCATTGACATGTTAAGTTTAAGAAGTTTTTCTTCACTTGTGTCAACGTCAAGAGCCTGTAGCCAGCTCTCATCAAGTGCGTTCTCTGAGTCAATTAGTACAACAAAGATACCTTGATCCTGTGCGTGTTTTACAATGTTACCTGAACAGAAATATGATTTACCTGCTCCTGATTCACCTGCAAACACAGTAACCTTACCTAGCGGAACACCTTTGTGAAAGTCTCCTGAGATAAGATAGTTTAGTGCATATGATCCTGTTGAAATCCAATCAGTAG